CAAACCTGGTTTAGTAAGTTCCGCCGTCAATAATATTTGAGAATACAGGAACTCCACCAGAAGTGGCTGTTTGTAATACAGCACCTGCTGCAGTTGATGCAGCCGTTACATCTAATGCATTACTACCATCTCCATATAGTACACCATTATTTGTAAATGATGTATTACCTGTACCACCTTCTGCAACTGCAAGGGCTGTACCTAATGTTAATGCTCCTGATACATCTAAACTACCATTTAAATCAACAGTATCGTTTAATACAATAAGATTTGATCCTGCAGCTTCGAGTGTTAAATTGCCTGCTGCACTTTGGATTTTACTTGCATATACCTCGCCAAATTCAGCATCATGCCATGGTGAAGATGCGTCTTCTCCACCTGAGAAGTCTTCATCTTTTGTAAATACAAATCTTTCAGTTTCAATATCAAAACCAAAGAAACCATCTTTGACTGCTGAACCGTCATACCATTTAAATCTAATACCACGGTCTTCGCCATCATCACTTGATGTATTTTGAGCCAATACCATGACTGGGTCATTTAATGTAACCTCAGTTGTATTAACAGAAGTTGTTGTTCCACTAACTACTAAATTACCAGTAACTGTTAAGTTGTTTCCAATAGTTACATCATTTGGTAATCCAATTGTAACTTCATTGTTAGATACGGCAACTGTTGTTTCATTTGCTGTAGCACTAAATGTTAATGTTTCACCATTATTAAATGTATCGGTATTAGAACCATCAGATAAAGTAAAACTTGTTGAGAGTGATGCACTGCCAGCAGCTGTTAACCTACCTTTGGCATCTACTGTAAATGTTGGTATTGAAGTTGATCCACCATATGACCCTGCGGTGACTGATGTATCTTGTAGAGCAATTGTTGCGGTTTGACCACTTGATGTTACTCTAATGTCGTCAGCACCACCTGCAGTGGCACCTTTAATTGTTAATGATTGTGAATCTAAATCAACTGCACCTGTTCCACTGTTACCAGCAAAATCTAAATCTTGTGCTGTGACTTGTGAATCTACATAGGACTTAACTGCAAGTGCGGAAGGAATTTGAGCATTTGATGCACCTGATAAAGTTGTGTTTGTATTTGCACCTGAGAATACATTACCTGTTCCACCATCTGTATCTACTCTTAAGGCAGAAACATTTAATGCATTAATATAATTATTGGCATTAGTAATAATTGCACTTGATGCTGTTAATGTACCTGCAGTGTGGTCCAATAAATCAGTAAAATACTTACCACCAATTATTACCTGGTTAGGAGCAGTTCCACCACTATCATCTCCAGTACCTATATATAGCCTATCTCCACCCGTACCATCAAAATACGAATAGGCCATTTCTCCCGTTTTTAGTATATTACTACCACCACTTAGTGGTACACCACTAGTATCAGAAGTTAATATTTTTATTCTTGTTTTTTGTGCCATTTCTAAAACACTCCTCCGCCTATGGTTAGATTTTCATTTTCTACATTATTTGTACTTTCAAATCTAGCCGTTGTTCCGTTAAATTGTAATACTGATCCATCACTTGTTGTGGCAGTATCTACATCTGTTAAATCCCCTAAGGATAAACTGCCTTGTGATAACTTAACAGTTTGTGCCACAATCTCATTATTTTTTGTGGCCTTTCCTTTTATAGTATTTGTTTGTCTAATTTTTGCCTTTATATTAGCCATCAGTAGTTGTTCCTCTTGTTACTCCAGGAGTAACCTCTATTTGTCCTTCAACAACTCTAGTCACTTCACCAGTAGATTGTTTCTTTATTTCTACATCATAAACATATCTACCAGCCTTTATACTAGTGGTTGTACTCGCACTCAAACCTATTCTAACAGTACCATTCGAGGCACTGTGAACAGTTGCTGGATTAAAACTTATTGCCGTATTAGAGGCATAAGTCTTTCTCATTTGACCTGCGACAACATAACCTGTTAAGTTTAATGCATCTCCTACTGAATCTGTAACATCGATGTCAGCCTGAAATGTAGTACCTTGGTCGATTACTAAATTAGATATTATCGCCATCTTCTATACCTTTAACTATTTATACTTTTAAGGTTCTCAATCTCGTCCTTAAGTATTTTATTCTCTTCTTTTAATTCTTTTATTGCTTCTATGAACAAGGCAGATAACTGGTTATAGTCTACAACTTTATGTGTATCTGTTTTATCCATATTCTCAACTTCTTTTACTGCACTTGGTAATACTTTCTCTACATCTTGTGCAATTACACCTGCAGAGTTCTTACCACTTTCTTTCCAATCAAATGTAACACCATCTAATTGTGATACTAATTCTAATGCACCATTTACTACTTGTACATTTTCTTTTAATTTCTTATCAGATGCAACAGTAGTTGAGAATGCAATTACATCTTCTTTTACATGTAGGTCACCATTTTCTTCCAGTCTTGCTCCTTCTTGTGCACCTGAATAGAACCTTAATCCTACATCTGCATCAGCATGGACAAACTCTGATGTATTACCAAAGAATGAATCAGCAGATGTTGATCCTATTCTATGGTCGTTAGCAATACTTATTGTTTTATTATTATTTGATAAAACAATTCCAGAACCTGCAATATTTTCATTGGCTCCTGAATCAATACCATCAAGTTTGGTTTTATCTGCAGAAGTCATAACACCAGCAACTGATGTAGTTGCCGCATTGATTGTTCCATTGTCTCCTTGACTTGAATTAACTACTACGTTACTTGCATTATGAGTAATAGATATATCCATCTCACCAAGTTGAATAAATCTTCCATCTAGGTCAACTGTCGCCCCTGCATTACCTACACCAGTAAGTGAAAGAATACCATTACTTGTATTAAATGATGCATCATTAATAAAGTCTATATCATTATCATTATTATCTGTAGAATTAATTACTATCTTGTTTGTACTTGCACTAAATGATACAGTAGTTCCACCAGTACCCTCAAACCTTACTTTATCTTCTGCGTTTACAGTAAACTGAGTAGCACCACTACTATTTGCAACATCCCAATCTGTAGTATTAGTATCGGTAGATGTTATTCTTATTGTATTTGCATCTTCTGCAATAATTTGAGTCGCACCATTTTCTTTAAATAATATATTATCAGCAGTAACTCCATCATGACCACTACCATTTAATCTTGCCTGTGCACCGTCCGCATGAGTATGTGCAGAAATATTATATTGATTTTGTGTATTAGTATCATCATTATTATCAGTTGAAGAAATAGTAATTTGTCCATCACTATTTCTAGTTACAGTTGTTGCACCAGCACCTACTAATTGTATTGCATCATCTGTCCCGGTTGACGCATCTAAAAATATATTAGGATTAGTATTATTACCACCAGTTTGTTGAGCTTTTAAAGAGTATGTTGTATTATCATTATTATCTGCTATAGTAATTGATTGACCTAAGGCAACTGCAGTACCATTAATAGTAATAGAATCATTAACTAATTCTGCATTATCAACACCACCATCTTTAATTGTAACATTACCACTCGATACTGCAAAGTTGGCTGTACTAAATTTGGCAATACCTTTATTTGTTGCTGTGGCATCTTCACCTGATATTACACCAGCATTGATATCAATACCTTCTCCTGCAGAGAACTTACCTCTAACATCAGCTGTAGTTAATTGTGTATTCGTATCTGTTGATGTTATTGTTATAACTCCATCAGCTTCTGATAAAGTTACGTTTGAACCTCCAATAAGTTGTAAATCTTCAGTGGCACCAAGTGTAACATTTGCATTTCCATCATTAGTAGTATCTACTTTTATAGTTCTAAATGTATTTGTATCCGTTGTTGCATATCTACCATCTAGGTCAACAGTCAAATTAGTAAGACCTTGTCTTGTCGCGGTTAGTATTCCATTACTAGTATTAAAACTTAATCCTGTGACAAAGTTATTTGTTGTTGATACTGAACCAAAAGATAGAGTACCATTACCATCTGTCTGTAATACTTGTCCTGCAGTTCCATCTGCACAGGCAAGTTCATCTACTGCAATAGAATTACTATCTAATTTTATCTCAACACCATTTGCATTTGCCACAGTAGAAATTGCATTGCCACCTTGGAAGTCAACAACTTCAGTAGTTGTAATATTATCATTAGAACCTGAATCTGCTTGTAATACCCAATGACTGTAATTATCTGATGCAGGTAAATCTATAAATTCTATCTGTGAACCAGCAGCCTTTTTAGCCAATACCTGGCCAGTTGTAGCTGTTCCAGCATTTAATTCTGCAAAGTTAATTGTATTAGCATCTATATTAGCTACTAAATCAACTTCACCCGAACCATTAAATGATACTGCACTTGCCGTAATATCTCCACTAATTTTAAAGTCTTGAGATGATGCTAATGTTGTTGCTGTATTTGCATTACCAGCAAGAGCTCCTGTTGATGCATCTAGTATGACTGAGCCTCCGTGTTTTACATCACCAGTTACATCACCTACCAAGGCACCTCTAAAATTAGGAGCCTCTACATCTTTATTTGATACTAACTTTGTACCTGTATGTTCGTATAGGAATTTTGCAGCCCCTGTATAGTCACCGAACTTAATACCTGTTCCATCTGCGTTTGCACTACTAGTAGAACCTTTACCTAGTAGTATTTCTTTATCTGTTATTTCTAAATTATTTGTACTAATAGTTGTAGTTGAACCTTCAACTTCTAAATTACCAGCAATCTTAACTGTAGTAGTAGAAGCACCAATTGTAAGGTTATTTTCTCCTACACCATCAAAGATTGTTTTATTACCAGCTGTTAAATCTAAATCTGTTAGACCTGTAAGTGTTGTATCTGATCCACCTAGAGCAATTGTACTGTTACCAATTGTCAATGATGGATTAAGTATTTTATCATTTGTAACTGCATCATCTGCAATCTCGTCTGTATCAACTGCATTATCGGCCAACATGGCATTAGTAATACCAAGAGCCTTAACTCTTAAATTATCTCCAGAAACTTCTATAGATGAATTATCTACATTGACATCTATATCCCAAATACCTTGATGTTCTCCGGCAGTACCTGTATCCATTGTAAATGTTGCAGTTACACCAGATGAGTTTGCATCGGATATTAAATCCTTTGCGTTATAGAATGTTACTACATCAGCTGTATTTGCAATTGGGGTTGAGGCATTACTAAACCCTTTTAGTCTCCAACCTCTATGTGATGTATTTGATGCACCTGTTCCTACCTGTGTTTCGTCCCAGAAGAAGTCTGCGTCAACAGTAGTTGAAAGTGTTGCACTTGTATTTGCACTTCTATCAATTCTTAAACCAGAAATATTTGTATCTGCGTTTAGTGTTAAGAATTGAGTATTAAAGTTTTGAACACTACCACCACTACCAAATGTAACTGTCGCACCTGATAGGTCTACATTACCTGTAAAAGTTTTATTACCAGTGACTGTTTGTGCACCAGCAAGTCTTAGTACTGATGTATCATCAATATCAAAGTTTAGTTTACCAGCTCCAGTTCCGTTATCTACATAAGATACCGCGATACCATCTTCTGTATTACCAGAAACCATGGCACCAACAATGTCTTCGATTCTTTCATCGTTAAGTGTAACATCACCAGAGGTAACAGTAAAGTCTGTGCCATCAAATGTTGCGACACCAGCATTAGTTTCTGTTGCAAGTTCTGCAGATATTGTTAAAGTATTATCAGTAATGTCAGTATTAATACCAGCACCAGCACTTACTGTTAGAGTTTCTCCAAGAACAATTGCATGATCAGTTCCACTTTCGGCTGATATTGTAATTGATGAATGTTGTAATTTATCAACTGGAATATTAGGTGAAAGTTTTCCAGGAGCAATTGAACCCGCCAACATTGCACTAGTAATACCACCAGCTTTTACTCTGAGTGAGTCCGAATTAATTTCTATAGATGAATCATCTACATTTACTGCAAAACTTCTATTTTGAGTTAAATTACCACCGCCTGATAAACCATCTCCTGCTGTTAATGTTAATGCATTTAAAGCATCTAATTCGTTATTAAGATTTACTAATACTCCAGAGATTGTATTGGCACCAAAAGTTATTGTACCTGATGCGTAATCAGCATCTTCTCCAATTTCTGATTCTAATGTTTTAATTGCGACAGTAAGACTAGATGTACCTCCTAGTGAATTAAGTAATGTACCACCAGTAAAATTATTACTTCCCACATCACTTTGTAAATCAGTAATACTTGTCTCAACATTGGCAAGTGAACCAAGAGCCAATGTACCATCTATATCTGCATTACCACTAATATCTAAAGTAGCGGCATCAAGTTCTCCACTTATAGTGATATTTCTACCACCTGTTATGTCTTTGTTGGAATCTGTAATTATGGCTTTACTTGCACTTACTGTTCCGTTTGTAATACCATCAATTAAATTAATATCGGCCGCACTTGCAGTTACTCCGTCAAGTATATTTAATTCGTTTGTACTTAGTGTTGCACCATCTAGGATATTTAATTCTGATGTACTTAATGTTGCACCATCTAAAATATTTAATTCGGCCGCAGTAGAAGATACTGTTGTTCCATTAATTGATAATGCATCAGTTTCTAAAGAACCATCAATATCAACATTACCAGATATGTCCAGGTTTGTAAATACTGAAGTTCCTACTGCTGTAATTGAATCATTAAATATTGCCCTACCGGCATTTGACATATCTAATGTAAGTGCTGTGACACTAGAACCACCATCATTACCAAAAAACTTAATATCGTTGTCTGAACCTTGAGATACTATATGCAAACTACCAGAACCATTAGTAAATTTACCAAAACTAGTCCCATTATCTTTAAATAATATATCTCCACCATCTGCATCCAATATTATATCACCTTCTACATCTAATGTAAAATCTGGAGTTGATATAATCTTCTTGGCAGATGCATCGAATACGCCTTCTATTTCGTTAATTGAACCTACTAGTGTTGTCTTATGGTCAGTGCCTAATCCTGTAACATCTCCAATGTCTCCTTGAATTTCTTTAATACCACCAACTGCTGTTGTCGCACTATAACCTGTTGCGTCATTGATTTCTGTATGATCACCAAGTTCTGCTCTTACTTCTTCTATGGCATCTTGGAAACCATCAGCTGATAAACCTGTAAACGATACACTATTTCCTGTACCAAATAAATCTGTATCAAGTTTATTTAATGCTGTTACTACTTCTTTTGTAGTATAATTACTTTGTAAATTTTCTACAGTACCAATATCATCTTGTAATTCATTTACTGCATCTACTAAATCTGTTGCAACTATTGTAATAACATTTGTATTTGCCGCAGGTGTATTTAATTCTACTCCGAATCCATCTGCTGCATAGTTTGTAATGTTACCATGATTTACACCAGTAATAGTATCTGATGTACTAGAATTTTTAATTACTGTACTGGCATTAAATGTACCTGTAACTGTTTTAAATGTTAATGTAGTTGACGATGCATGATATAAAGTACCAGACCATGTTGCATTACCTGCACTACTACCTTGGAAAACAAAATCTCCTTCATGGAATTCTGATACATCTGGAGTGTTTAATAATGGTACTAAACCTGCCAAAGGTATAATATGGAAACCATTTGAGGATAGGTCTTGTGTTAATTCTGCAGAGTCCTTTAATACTCTTATTGAACCCACAGAATAACTTTCTGAAATTAATCTTATAATATTTGCATGTGCAATAGTTCCTGTGCCGTCTGTTAAATCTTGACCTGTGTTTAAAGTTCCACTAGAATTTTTAATAAGTAGTTTTGGTTTATTATCTACTGTTGATATTGCAACAAGAGTACAAGTAAAACCACCACTTTGTGATAGTGTATCTCCTACTGCAAATGATACTGGTATTGAAGTACTATCTTTTAGAATAATATATCCACTAGTATTATCCAATGTAACATCTGGTAGTAAACTAAATGTTAAACTATCACCATTATTATCACCACCTATAAACTTACCGCCGTTTGCAGTAGTCGCTGTATAGGTAAAAACTTTATCACTTAAACGAGTGTTATCTAAATTACTATTATCACCAAGGTCAAAAGAAACCTCATTGGTCTTTTGTCTCCAATCTTCTAGTGTATTATTCTTAAAAACTTTTACTTCGTTTGCCATTATTTACCGCCTAAATTTTTCAGTAGTTCTTTTATTTCAGCCATATCGGCCTTTAGTTCCGAAAATTCTTTATTGAATTCTTCTGTCTTTCTTATCTGTTCGAGTCTATTCTCATACGCAGACCTATTAGTATTTATAACTGCGTGAGATGTTATATCTCTTTCTAACCCTACATTATCTTTTATTTTTACTCTATTCATTATGCTGTTGCTATTGCTCTAAAGTCCTTCACAGTTGGTACACTACTACTTCTTTGAGATTTTAATACAATCTTAACAGAGAAGGAACTAAATGCAGTGAGTCCTTCTTTAGTATATGCCACCTCTGAATATTCATTTCTATCATTAAAGAAAACTGGTGAATTTGGTGGAAGTAAAGTCCAGGCAATATCATCAAAGTTAACATCACTATTACCACTTGTCTTATAATATACCTCTACTGAAGTATGAGTAGGTCTGTTAATATTTAAGAATAAATCCAACTGAGTTCCGTCTGTTGATAGTTCTACTCTCTTTGTAATATATTTTGCAACACTTGATGAACCAGTACCTGATGTTTCTGCAATAAAATTAGTTTCGGTTGATGCCGGTTCGTTAATTCTATTTTGAATTGCATGGAAAGATGTTCTATTTAAATCTATAACAGGTGACAAGTTTTCTTGTCCTGCATTAGTTAATGTACAAGTAAGTTTTAAATTATTAGATAAACTCTTTGCCGTTACATTTGTTGAAGAGGCAACACTAAATGGCTCTTCAAAGAATGTATTTTTATTACTTAGTATTGTTTGTGCCGCTGATAAAGTATAGTCGACCTGTCCACTGTCTCCGTTCTGTGAACGACTTCGTAATCCTTGATGTGAATATGTAATCTTTACATCATCTGAATCAGTTTCTGGATCGCCTGGAAACTCTAGTGAGTTTACAGCCAGATAACCTACATCATACATTTGATTTTCAGTTGCAGTTACATTAACTCCTCCGCCTCTTAATCCTAAAGTAGTTGCAGTATCACTTGAAATTCTAATTACATAGGAATCATGTTGTGCATCTTTAACATCATGTACACCATTAATACTCGATGCCGTAATACCATTAATTTCTGAAGGTGACTCTGGCACTCCTGCAATTGTAACTTTATGTGTATTATCAGGACCATACATTCCATGGTTTGGATGTAATACTCTAATATTACAATTACCACCTGCGTTTGTCTCAAAGACAAGAGGATCAGCAGTTAGTGATTTTGGCTCTACTGTATCATTCGTGAGTACAGCAGTTACATTGTTACTTGAATCTCCAACAAATGAAGCCCTCTTTAATTTAAACTTAAGGTCTTTGTTTTGTTCTGCAGTCCATGTAGATGCATTTTGTGAAGTAAAGAATACACCATTAAATGGTTGTTTACTTATTATAATATTTGCATCAGTTAAATCTTTCTTTGTAGTTTCTGCAACATATACTTTATATACATCTGAATTAGATATTAATACTATTGCATATTCTTGTCCTTCTTTTAAGTAGACAGGGAAGTCCCAATCAATACTAGTTGCAGTATCTGCATTACCAACATTATTGTGAGCAGTTTGATCACTAGGTAAATTAATATCTGATGGATAAACTACCTTCTCTGCACCAGGGACAACTCTTTGTGTTGGGTAACCATTCTCTACTTCTCTAATAGAAACCTGAATAGGTATGGCCGCATCTTTTTTGGCAAAGAAGATATCGACCCCTGTAGTAAATATACCACCATCTGTTTGTACTAAGAATGACTCTGCCAATGGATCATACCACTCAACAACTTCATGTGTAACTTCTTCATTTCTTTGAGTAATAGTATTACTTTCTGAAACTTCTCTATATGCTAATCTTGGGACCTTAGTAGAAATAATTGTTCTTTGATATGTTTCTAAGATACCTTGTGCATAGAAGTTTTCTGCTGCTCTTGTTGATGCGACATCATCATTATTGTTTTGGTCGTCTGTTAATTTAAATTCTCTTGTACCTGTTTTAAATTGTAATGCATCATTTCTTGGAATGATAAATGAACCAATACATCTTCCAGACGCATCTGTTTCTAAAACACCTGATGTGCCTGATGTTGTACCATCATCATCTACCCATTGTGTTTTACCACTAAATGTTTTTACATCTGACTGATCAGAGAATTCTAAAAACTCTGAATCAACATGATTTGTTCCAGATTTATTTTGGTTACAGAATGATGTAATATCAACACCATTAAAGAATGCAAAAACTTTAGTATTAGGTTTTAATAGTTCAGCATTAAAGTAAACTCTTCTTGACCTCATAAATGGAATAAAGTTTACTTCAACTCTATAGTTTCCTATTTCTTTTGTTTCTGTATCATATGTGACATATGTTTCTAATCCATCTCTTGACTGTGTTCCTGTTAATTCTTCTGCAGTAATTGTAGTTACTACTTCTGCCCTTGCTCTTGAACTTCTACCTGAACCATCTACACCAAATAATCTTACTGCGGTGTCTCTGTCAAATGATCCTTCAGCAACTTGATGTTGACTTAGTACTTCTCTACCAGTCCAGTTTACTTCCCACTCATTCCAAACAGTACCTAAGATACCATCTGCCTCTGCCATATTTACAAATTGTTCATACGCCGAACTATCGTCGATAATAATATCTGGTCTTTGGTCTACATCTTTCCATTCATCTGATTCTGGAGATAATGTAATTGTTCCATTCCATACAACAACATTATATGGATTTACAAATTCTGCATAAGAGGATAATGGTTGGTTAATCTCAGTAACCGTATTATATGGCATTGTTATAATACCACCTCTTGCTGATTTAACGGCCTTATGTGCTGATATGGCTGCAGCCATGTTTGCTGGTTCGTCACCAGTACCTCTGACTAAATTTATATTTCTATTATCAGATTTAGGTCTTAATATACCATTTACTTTATCTACTGCGATATCGTAATCCGGATGCGAAACATCTCCAATATTATGGCCAAAGAAACCATCAACAATAAATCCATTTTTAAATCTTTGGTTATTATTAGTGTCAAGAATTTGTGCATCTTTTGCAGCCTTTTCTAATAGTGATAATGATGTATAGTATTCTAACCTTTGAACTCTTTTTTCAAGACCACCAATATCTCTCATGGTATATCTTTTATTGTCTATCTTGACAGGTATTACATCTCCTACATCAAAGACATAAGGATTTAAAAAGATTGTATAAAGGTGTATTGAATTTTTTATTTCATCTGGTTCTGTTGGGAACAATGATGGTATACCTGATACTAATTTATATTGTCCTCTTTTAGTTAAGAATAGTTTATCAATTCTTCTTAAATGGAAACTAATTTCTCCTATGGTTACATTACCAGTAGGTTGTATTATTTTTAAACTTTCTGCATCAGCATGTGTAAATTGTGAATCAGCATTCTGTGAAACATTTGTAGTAACTGATGGCCTAAAGTCTAAACAATCTCTTAACTGTAAACCTTTATATGTTGGAATACTTGTATAATCAGCATAAGAATCAACAGAGAAATAATTACCAGTACCAGTATGTTCAAAACATTTGTAATCTACTTGCATTGCTCCTGCAGGGACTGACTGTCCACCTTTTAGAATAATCTTTCCTCTATCATAGAATGAATCTCTTTGACCATTATCGAGAATAAATTTATCAGTAACATTTTCTCCATTAACATCTGTAATTTCAGTTAATTCAACAATGTCAACATTTGACAAATCATACGATGCCGAACCATCAGCAGTAATTGATTCATTAGTAACTGTGACTACTGAACCTTTTGATTTTGCAATGTCACCTTGTTTTAATAGTGTTACTATTGCAGTTGCTGCCTTTCCATTATAACTTGAATTTGAATTATTCTCTCCAGAAAGTTTTAAGTTTGCAACTGTGATTGAACTTGTGTTATCTGTAACATTGGCATCAGCAACTTCTATAGAATCAATATCATCTGTTAACGCTCCTGCATGAACAATAATATCGTCATCATTCGCAAGACTAAATCCTGTTGGTATATTAAATATAACAGAACCATTTGCAACATTACTATTTCCTGTTAGTCTCATTCTAACTTGAACATTAAGTGTAGAGTTACCAGCATCATTTTTTAATGTAGATACTGCCTCGAATGGTAATTTATAAACTAGTAAATTATCACCAGTTTCAAATCTTTGTCCATCGGCCGATGGTAATAAGTCTGCAGCAAATGAACTACCTTGTACTACTTTGGTTACATTTGAAAATGAAGTACTACTACTTGCCATCTGGACATCAAATAGATGTAACTCAAAACTTGATTCGGCTGAATTAAATTCAAAACCTCTTGCCCTTGCAGTTGCCTGTACATCACCAGCATCATTGGTTAAATTAAGTGTTGTAAATCCATTTATGTCTGGAGTACCTTCTGTAGTAGATGCATCTAATTTAATAAAGTTACCAAACCCTACAGACCTTCTTATATTGGTCGCACTTCTAGTGGCTGAGTTTGCTCTAATATTATCTAATACTACATGTTCTGTTGTTGTCTTTTCTACTCTACGACCATCAATATATGCAATTGAAGGTTCAATACCTATTGCGATTTTATTGACATCACCATTTGCAAGAAATCCTTTATTATTGTTTTGTCTTTTATGTTCTTTAATATCTAAAATAAAAGGAGTTAAGGCGTAGTCGCCATGAGTTTCTTCTGTTCTTGTTTCTAATCTATTTAAAAATTCTGTGTTTAATTGATTTTCATCTTTTCTTAATACAGTACCATTCTTTACTGTCATTAAATGTATGTATTGATTTACTGTTCTACTTGCCAGAGTAATATCTGATTCTTTTATAAGTTGAGTGTCAATTACATATCTATCTGCACCAGGCGCGGATTCGTTTGGACTACCTTGTGCGTTATCTACTAAATCACTAAATCCTGTATCAGTTGATGACCTTGTAGATTCAGTAACTTGTAATCCAATAATATATGTTGGAGTGTTTGTATATTTGTCAAGTACTATTGTTTCTTTTGGTACATGAACGAACGAACCAGAGATATAATAAATGCCTTCTTCAATATTAAATGCAGAACCTTTACCTACTGAACTTGCACCACCAATGGTTGCACTTCTTGGTGTACCGGCATTAGATTGAATTACTTCGCCATCAACAAATCTTTTTGTTGTTTTATTATCACCTGAATCTAAATATTTAACATAGAGAGTATCTGGATCACTACCTTCGGCCGCAACTACTTTTAATACTTCTGCAACTACATTATTATTTGCACCAGTAATTTTTGTTCCAGCAAACTCACTTACATATGAGGCAATGTTTGTACCACTGTGTTGTGGATTTAACTTAATGTATTCAAACTTATTTCCAGCAAGTAAAGTTCCTTTACCACCTAAAACTCTATCACCATCTCCATAAAATGCCTGACCTACTTTATCAATCTGATTTTGTAATGAAGTTTGTAATTGTGTTAATTCTCTGGCCTGAACTGCGAACCCAGGTTTAAAAAGAATTCTATGATAATTTTTAGTTTCATCAAAGTCGTCGTAATAAGGAGTGACGTTATAATTTTTTACATTTGTTATAGTATCTCTATCTGCCATTTAATTTCTCTCTTTTATATAATGAATTCAATTAGAATTCTATGATACATTTAATATCTTCAATCTGCGATGATGTTCTTGAAATAGGAGCTCTATTTTCTAAGAATACCATTTGACCACTACCTTCTACAAACTCTGAATTCTGAACTGCATCTGATGAGTCACTACTTGCAGAACCACCCGATGGGTTTGATCCTGTAATAGTTTCACCACCATCAGCAAACTGTTTAAATCCTGTTTTCTTATTTTGGTAATAGTATAATCTTTCATTAGTAGTATCAATTTCTACTAAGTAAGCCTGTGCATTAGATGTTCCACCATTAATAACTTGGTCCACTTGGAAACCAGTAAATGATGCACCTGATGCCATTTGTAAATATTTTAGTCCTTTTAATGTAGAGGCCGTTGCAACTGTATTTGTAACTGCTCCATTATCTTCTGAAGTATGACCACTATCTGTATTAGTTGCCCTCTTAAAAGGATTCTTAATAATTGATATTTGTCTAAAGTCATTGTTTACAGTTAAGTCTCCACCCTCAGCTGAATCTAATTGTGCATTAAGTCCAATAAAAAATCCACCGAGTTCTCTTACAGGATCAACACCATGTCCTCCTGGAGGAGCTATGACTGCTCTTGCCGTGGCGTCTGAACCACCACCGCCAGTAATTGTTACATCAGCAATTGTATAATCAGTACCTTTATCGGTAATAGTAATTGATGTAACAACATTACCAGTTCTATTAGCAGTTGCAGTTGCACCAGTACCATCACCTGTAATAGTAACTGTTGGATCTGATGTATAACCACTTCCACCTGCACTGACTTCAATCCTTTCAATTCCGGCAGCCTTTGAGGAATTATAGGATAGTACTTGTGAATTTTGTTGAGGGAAGTTTACATTAGTACTTGCAAGTGTTGTTGCCGCAGTACCGCCTGATATATTAAATGGTAATGTTTGTACAGGCATAAAAGATTTAGTTAAAAACTTTTCTGAATCTGCTGTAGTAATTGTATACATATATTTCCATGTATAACCATCTGTGTTATCTGTTACAGGATCAACTCCAGTATGAACTGGTTGTACTGTTGAGTTTCCAGGTCCTGCCTTTAAACATTTATAAACTTTAAATTCAGATGTTACTGCATAAAATCTTTCATTAAAAAGATTAGTTAAATCTGAATCGTATGCGACATATTCCGTTCCGTCCTCCCAATCTATCCTTGGGACTACATGTGAAATGTCTCCTGACTGAATTCTTTTCATACCTATAATCATTTGATGAGCCTCATTAACTGCATCGATATTATCTGTCGGTACTGTTGGTGTACTATCTGTTGTTGTGGAAACACTATCAGACCATGCGTCTGATTTTCCTATTGCAACATAGACACTATTATTTGAATCAGCGACATCTTCTTTGAAGTTCTCTGCATTAAGAACTCTAAAAGGGGTTGTAATTATTGCTGCCATTTTTTTATCCTATTAATCTAGTGTTATAAAACTATTTGTGTTATTACTATTTATACTATTTATATTTAAGTTTTGTATGGTTTGTGTACCTATTTCGTTAATAGTAAAATTACTATCATATGTATATGGTGTTAAACCAAACCTATTACCCTTACTATTAAAGTAATTGTTTGTTGTTTGAGTTAAATGATTTAATAATACTTTTAAAATTAAATCAGTTTTTCTTGCACGGTGCTCTTCTATACTTGTTGTTAGTATGGAAACTTTAGGGTCAATTATATAACCATTACCGGCATTACTAATATTTATACTACTAATTTTTGTTGGTGTCAAAAGACCTAGGGCAGTAGCACTACTACCACCTCCACCAGAAATTGTAATAGTTGGTGTTGTAGTATATCCACTTCCTTTACTTAAAACTTCAATACCAGTTACCTTACCTTCTTGTACTATTGCACGACCAGTTGCATTACCAGAAATTGTTACAGTAGGTTCAGAAGTATAACCACTTCCACCATTTATCATTTTTACAATATCTAAAGATGTTGATTCCATTACAAAGTTGGCTGTGGCCGTTACATTACTTGATAGAGGATTACCATTACTATCAACTGCAGAGGGTTCTGCTATAGAAATTACTGGTGGAACTCTATAACTTCTTTTTATTCTATTAAAGATTTTTATACTACCAACCTTACCACTGATATCTACATTTGAATTATTCTTAGGAACATCTACAGAAACATCTGCCGTAGTATAACCACTACCACCATTATTAACAGTAACAGATACAATTTCTCCATCAGAATTTATTACTGCAGTGGCCGCCGCATTACTTCCTGTTCCTGAAATACTAACTGTCGGTGCACTTGGATAACCAAAACCTTTTTGTGCAACTACTATGGAAGTAATTACACCACTACTATTAATAACGGGAGAAAGTATTGCTCTTCTATTGATACGAGCCTCTGGATTAGGTGTAAACATTGAGATAAACAATTCTATGAGTAAAGGTAAATCTTCTGCACCTATTACCCCAGGTTGTATACCCGGCATAGATGAAAGTGTTTTTCTAATGTCTAAATCATTTGTAAATACATCAACCAATTGATCAACTAATAAACCAGTTTGTGGATTTCTAGTCTTAACTGTAATTGGTCTGGTATTATCTCCAAAGGCTGCTCTTGTTATTTGTAAGAGAATTAAAATCTCTCCAAAGAATATAAACCCGGCTGGATGCACAAGTTTATTAAAGGTATCCCTCCAATCGTCTATGTTTCTACCTGACTTAATTAAGTATGAATATTTCTGGTAACGAAGTGAGTCATGTAGTCTAATATCTTTCTCAGATAAAAAACCTTTGGTAGAAGTAAACTGATTGATTCCTGGATTCCAATTACCTGCAGATGGAATAAGCGTTTTATCAAAAGGTCGTTCCACTTCTACTTCTTCATTAAAGAATAATCTAAAGAAAGTTTCAATGGAATCATCACTACCTCTGACTTTATAAAAATCAATAATTCTCTTATAGAGTACTGACTTGTTTGCCTGTAAGTCTGCTGGTATGGATGCAGCAATTTCTTTCTGCATCATTTCTAAATAATCTTGTGATAGTTGTCCATCTTGGTCTAAGTTCTTATCAATATCCATTGCATCTTCTAATGCATTTAAAATATAAGAAGGACCAGGACCTACCCAATTTCTAATAAGTGTGGTAAGTTTTGCACTACTTGTATTATGTGAACCTAAACCTTGTACAGTAAAAGTCTTACCTATCTGCGATGTGGACTTTGCAAGTGAACCTGGAAGATTATTACCATTAGTGATAGAAACATTAGAGGCAGTTAAAGGTATAGTTGTTTTATTACCACTGGCATCTGTTACTACTAATGTTGAGTTTGAACCTTGGTCGTCTGTAAAGAAAGATGTACCTGTACTATCAGGGTCGGGATATCTAAAGACTGCCCTTCCGTCCAGAATAATATCATCAAAGGTTTCTGTTGTCTGATATGTAAACTCGTCCATATTCATGAACTCGTAGTACTTTGTTAAAAGTGTTTTAATACCACCTTCGCCAATATTGTTTTGTATTTCTCCAGGGATTAATTCATCTATCCTTAAATCTTCTTTGGACTTTCGTTTAGTAGAAGTTATACTTTCTACATATCCTGGTGAAAAACTATCTTCTGACATATTATCTTAACCTTGAGTTTACATTATAATTAATTGAACCACTTGACCCTGCAGTAGAAATAGTATCTACTTGTGCCTTCACTGTTACTGAATTACTATCGATATCCAATAACTGGTCTCTCTTCGGTGCAATGTCCAATGAGTTTGGAGTAAGAGTTAATTTAATCACAGTATTATCTGCAAGTGTGGTAAAGTTATTTAACTCTATCTTTCCTGTTGAAGGAGTAATAGTACCACAATCATTTTCTACAGTTACATTTTTACCATCAACTATTTTATAAATTATAACTTGTCTGTTATTAGAATTTGCAATTGGTATATCTCCAAAGAAACAATCTGGACCACCTGACTGTATCTTGAACGCTGATGAATTTAAAATAAAGTCTGTCGAGTTACCACTCTCAAAGAAAGGAGCGGCAAAGGACAAACTAAAGTTGTTATTTTTCTTTACAGTACCTGCGGTTATATTCTTAAACATATAAGGTATAACTGTACTGTTTAAAATAGAAGGATCAGAACTGTCAATAAATTTAAGTAACTGCGAGTGTCTTAAAACACCGTCGAACTTATTTAAGTTATTAAAGTTATAATCTGATATGACATCCTCTATAAGTGATTCTAATTCTGCCGCAGTTCTATCTGTTAAGTTAGGATTAAATTTAAAGAAAACATCTAATTCTAAAAATGTAAAGTTAGGGTCCACTATCTCTGGTGTAATACTAACTACATTCTTCCCTTTTAAAATACTATCTTTTATTTGTTCTTTTTCTATGGCAGTTAAAGTCTGTGCGGTCAAAGGTTTAATCGCGACATATACAGTTCCAAAATCTCTTGGTTCATTATCTTCTCCACCCCATGTTGAGATAGAAGAGATATTGGAAAAAGATTTAAGTATAATAGATTTATAGTCCTCAGCTGTTACAGCCCTATTCTGAGAAGTAAAAGTTAAAGGAGCATTAAATCGTACGGACTCGATACTCTCTTGTTCTGTACCACCAGCGGCATTGGCCACTACAGTAGTACTAAATTCAGATGCGCTGGTTAAACCTACTATCGTATCTGCGAAAGTAAAATTACTTGCACCGTTCGCATCTTCTCCATGAGTATATACATAATCGACAGTAATAATATTATCATTGACGGGTTTTTTACCAGTAACTCCATCACCGAAGTATATCTCATAAAAACCATTCGGATTTTCTTGTAGGTAATATATCTGAGAAAGTTCATCCACTTTTAAAAGTGACTCGAACTTAGTATATACTTGATAAGAAGTTGATTGTTCATTCTCTTGTACTCTCACTCTGAGTGTAGAAGTATCAGCGTCTTTATCAGAAAGTTGGAACTTCTGGTTGTCTATATCATTGTCTACTCTATACAGTAAAGACTTGTGACGACCTTCGGCCAATTGGACATTATTAAAAGTATATGTATTAGTGGCTGTATCTAATTGTGCGGATAAATTATCTAGTGTCGAAAAGTCATATGTAACACCCGAGGCCTCTGAAGTAAATTTAGTTCCTCTTTTTAAAATAACTGAGGGAGGTCTATCACCACTTTCGTTTTCCGCGTTTACTACCAGATTAATAGTGGCCCTTGGAGATAAAACAGAACGAGGAGTATAACCTAAGAGTTTAGCTCTTGTGACTACATTACCCCTTATTTGTGCTGAATCTAAAAACGCCTCATTTAAAGAGTAGTGAGCGGCGACTGCATTATAATGTGTATTATAAGAGAGAACATCTAAGAGTACATTTAAACCCGAACCCTCGAAATCATAATCATTAAACTCGCTCTGTGCTTTTAGAAAGTTTTTTAAATTCTTTTTTATTTCTTCGAAATCTAATTCTGTGACATTTAAGTTACTTGCCATAATCTTACCTTAACCTTTTTAATTTTACTTGGACTGAACCAACTTCGTTAGTTTGTCTTATTAAATATTTAACTGTGATATTATAATTGTTATTATCTTTATTACCTTTTACGCCTATGTCTATTAATCGAATACGCGGTTCATTTTCTAATATCACATCTTCTATATTTTCTTTGAGTGATATTTCAGTCACGACGTCCATAGGTTCAAAGAGCAAAGCTTTTAAATTTGCACCTATAGAAGGTTGGAAAGGACGTTCAAAGAAATTAGTAAGAATTAAATTCTTTACCGAGTTCTTTACAGCCTCTGAATCTCTCAAAGGAACTATATCCTTTCTAAAGGGGTGCAAGGTTAATTTTAAATCTAAATCACTATAACCTTTCTTACGAGCTGTTAAATCTGTAACACTCTTTCCCGATATACTAATATGTTCTGTTCTTTGTGACATATACTTATTTATAACCTTTTAAACAATGATTACTACATTTTGGTTTACATTTGTGCTGTTTTGTAGTATAATATTATTACCCTCACGAGTAAACTCTGTAGTCAATATATTATCTACCAACACCTTAAACGGATCAGAGTTGAGCGTCATAAATGAACCCTGATTGTCAAGCCCCCCAATTATGGACTGATCTTTCACCCTGGTAAAAGTATACACATCGCGACTTCCTGGATCTCCTGATAACGGGGTTATATTTCTAGTAAGTCCTGGTAGAGAATTTTTTCCTGGATTTAAAAGAGGTGCAATAGTAATAGGGGTAGTTAAGTTAATAGTCTTTGGTAGTCCTATTAAAGTAAGAAAGTCGCAGAAGTCAAAGAACACGAAGTCCAATATCTTCCCTAAACCAATCGCGTCCAAAAACTTTTTAACTTTATTTAACCATTCTTGGATTAGATACTTAGGCCAGTTCTCTCCAAAATCTCTTAACGCCTCCATAAATCTATCCATAGTTCTTTCGTCACTAATTATAAACTCATTAGGTTTACCCCCTAGTATATCCATTAATTTAAAACCGACTACTTCTATCTCCTCTAAAAGTTCTATTATCTCTTTTCTAATCTTTTCTTTCTCTTCGTTGGACGCGTCTCGTAAATCGTCGCGTAAGCTGTCTATTAGTTCTTTGATTATATTCTCTATACTTAAATCGGTTAACGTCGGGAGATTAGGGAGACCGAGTGCGGACCATATCTCTTCGAATTTCTCTATTAATTTCCCCGCCGCGTCGTGTATGAGTCCAAGGGCGCCTTTATTTAATTTACTCATTATATAACTCATTACTACTTCTAATTTTAAATCGTCTGAGACAAACCCATACTCTCCATCGAACGTTCTATAAGGGTCGGGAATTAGATTATAAAGTATATCAACTCTCTTTACTATTTGCGCTTTTAGTGTTATAATATAATTGGGGTCACTAAAGAATTTTAAAATATCTATATCTACTCCTAGTCCAGGGATAGGGATTTCAAACGAGATAGGAATTATATCGTTTATAAGTTCTAGTATTTTAACTTGGACGAAGAGATGGTATTCTTGGTGAATCGCAGTAATCTTTTTCTCCCATTCAAACTCTGGTATATCTAAAGAAGAATAAAGAGGTTTCGACACAGTAATAGGGAAGTTCCCTAATAAGGAATCTATCTCATCTAGGAGTTCTTGAATTTCTTTATTCTGTGAGTTCGCGAGTTGGATAAAGATATTAGTTAAATCTCCCTTAGTAGGAAGTATTACGGACGAACAAGGTATGTTTATAGTTTGACTCATATTATTATAACATAAAATTAATTAAAAGTAAAGTATTATGTTTTATTTCCATTAATAAATACTCGCGGCGCTCTTATTTGGATGTCTCCATCTTTATCAAAAGTAATAGTAGATATATTACTAGTACCGTGGGTGATTTTTATTTCTTCTTCTCCACTTTTATTTTCTATTTCTATTAGGTGCCCAGCTTTACTCTTATAGACTTTTCTAGTAGTGGTGTGTTCACTCGGGACGTCTATCTCTCCATCAGTCTTAGACGATATAGAACCCATCACCATAGGGTCCTGTGCCGAAGGCCCATCTCTAAAAAATCCAACGACCCAGGATCCCTTCTCTAACTGATGAGAAGAACCGTTCCCTTTCTGGGATGCGGAAGTGGTCGGCATCATCACTTGAGCCCACGGTAGTGCGCTCGTAGGGAGTTCTCCTTTATTATCTGTATAATATCCAAAGGGCCGCACTTTTACTCTATTGAGTTTCTTAGGGTCGTCGATATCTTCTATAACTCCCGTAAACCAGCAGTATTGTTGTTCTACAAAACTATCTCTTCTCATATTAATTTAATCTCCTCTTCGGTATCTAAAGAAATACTCGACGAGTTTCTTTTTAATGTCACTGTCATATTATATTCTCCAGTTTTTAGGTCGTGCACTATATTAGTTACTAAGTATTTTCCAGATTGGACTTTATTAACTCTTCCTTCTATCTTACCTTTTTCTGTGGTTTCGGGAAGTTCTATTTCTATTACCATTCCCACATTTAATCGAAAGTCGCCCGGAAGTAATATAGTATGTGATTGGTATTCTAAATTTTCCAAGTGGGAATATATTTTTCCTGTATTGTGATTCTTTTGTTGTGCACTATAGTTTTCTATTTCGTCGAAAGAACTACTATTCAGATTGACAAAAAAGTTTTTTGATTGTGGAAAATCTAAAAAGCTTTTCTCTTTTATTTTATTATTTTGTTTTAGATTAGGAAATGGTTTATTATTTTCCAAATGAGTATTCTTATTATAGGAATATTTGAATTCTTCTTTACTAGTTTTCTTTTCCGCCACGTCGAATAGGTGTGTAGTAGATGCGTAAGCGCCTTCTTGGAGTCCCATGAACTTAGATATATTATAATCAGAAGATATTTCTACTATTCTCGTTCTCATTTCTTCGAACCCTTCTATCGATTCAGAATTTTTTGTGGACGCTTCTCTTAAAAAATATTTATCGAAAGGTTCTTGGTCTATTAATTGTTTTAAACTTTTGAATTTTATTCCATTTGTGAAAGTTTCATAGAAATAATAAGGAGTCCCATCATCTACAGCGTTTGCGGTAAGAAAATTTATCGCGGAAAGTGGTTTTAATTTAGGAAATACTCCTTTCATTTGTGGTGTCGCGGTATCTATATCTAGTTTTTCATTAGGGATATCCAAATCACTTGTACATATATTTTTTATCGTTTTTCCTACACTTCCACTGAATGATTTCCCCAAAGAGACTACTTGATTAGTGAATATATGCGGAGAAACACACCTCATCTGATACGTCGTCAAACCACGTTTTTGTTTAACAAAATTCAATATCTCAATTATACGACATTCGAGTGAATATTTTTCTTTTCCGTAGTGGGCGTTCTTTTCAAATTCAAAGGAAATTTTTTCATTCCCAGAAAGTCTTAATCTTTCTATATAATTTTCTGTATCACCGACAGAAACGATAAATTCCAGTGCGTTACTCTCAAGATTTTCTATGATTTCTACTCTTGTCACCAAAAAATTTATATCAAAGTCAAAACCTTCTGAAGTTTTTGTATTATTAGTAGTAAGAATGACAGATTTCCTATTATAGGAATTTGGTAAAATTGTAAAAATATTTGTGGACTTCTCACTCATAAGTTATTTTTTTAAATGTTCAGAATTTTTTCAAATTCCGAGACAAAATCTCCTATAAATTCTGGATTTATTACTCTTATTTTTGACCTTTCGTCGTTGAGTTCTTGAATGTACTCTCTATTAGTCATAATAGTTAATGCAGTTTCTGATTTTGCCAATCTTTCTGATGGAATATTTAATTCATTTTCCAATCCTTCTTCTATTGCGTAAGAAGGTTGATATAAATTTGAGATAGTTCCTGTACTTCCCTCGTCCAAAGGAGAAGGATCGTTAATAAATACCTCATTAGTATAAATTCTTTTTTCTATTTTTCCTGTTACGGGATCTGTTTCGTTAATATAATAGTGATGTGGTGCATCAGCGTATGGATATACTATATGAGTTTGGATGGAATCGTCTGTCGTTCCTCCTTTTACTGATTCTTTATTAACTCCATCACCAATAAATGCAGCGTTTCCACTTCCTAACGTCACATTTTGGACTATGAGTTGATTCATATCAATATTTTTTCTTGTCAAAGTTCCAACAGCGCCAGAACTTCCTCCCGTAATCGTTTCTCCTAACTGAAATTTTCCAGAAATAGAATTATTTGTTCCTAAAATTCCATTATCGTCTGGTAATACAGAAGGATTACTCGTAATTGCAAATCCATTATACTCAGTATTTAAATATTCCAGTAAAAGTTCTTGTGACATGGGCCAAACTTTATATCCATCGTGAAGAAATTCATTCACAACAAAAAAAGTCCAGTAGAAATTTGGATTTTGATATAATCTTTGAGAAACTATATCTGGTCTTTCTCCATTTTTTACTTCGTACTTCATATACAAAGAAGGAGAATCGACAAATTTTTGGAGAGGTCGCACACTTCTATAGATATCTACTATTTTTTGAATTGTTCCTGTACGATTTATGTCATAATCTACTTTTGGAAATAATTTAAAGAAACTCATATTATCCTCCTATCTCTAATTCATCATATAAAGTATTCGCAAGTACTCTTCTTTGTTCTACATTATCTAAATCATTATCGTCGATATATAAATCTTGTCTTACGAGTTGTCTTTGTTCCTGGAATCCTAAAGAAATGGAAGTATCTGTCGGAGCGCCATCTTTAAAATACATATTTCCACCTTGTTGATTATAATTAGTATTTAATGAAGTTAAATAACTATCTTTTATTGTAGGGAGAAACTTATTTATTTTTCCATCTGGAGTATGAAAACTAATTCTAAAGAGTGGTGGATATTCTAATGCAAATCCTGTTCCTATTTTTCTAGGATACATAAATTTCCTAAATGTGTTTTCTATTTTTCTAATAATATCTGATTCTTTTTCAGTAGTGGGCATTAACTGGAAGTTAAAATTAAAATTTCTTATCTGCATATCATTAAAAGTCGCGGTCGACATATTATTTACCGCCACGTTATTAGTTACTAATCCTACTTGAGTGGCACCTTCGAGTGTACCACCAGTCATTTGATTAAGTACCGCCGCCGCTATCGCGATTGATTCTCTATCTTTTCCTTTTACGTTTTCTCTGACCTGTTCTTCAGTCTGTCTATTTTCTTCAAAAGCCTTTATCGCACCTAAGTTTATAGAATCATAAGACGCACCATCAGCTATTTGGAAGTCCATAGGTAGAAAAAGATTAATTGATTTACTCGAACCCATATCCATTTTACCAGTTTTTGCGACTCTTGTTCTTATAAGAAATCTGACAAAAGGTCTATCCTCTACGTTTAGAGGAAATCTTAATGAATTTTCGTTATCTTGTGACATATTTTTCCCTTATAAATAGTATAGTAATTAATTAACTACAAGAGTATTTATAATGGCTTATAAAGGGAAATATACAATAAAACATAAAGATAAGTACCTCGGTGATCCTACCAAGGTCGTATATCGTTCGTTATGGGAAAGACAAACATTTAAATGGTGTGAGAAAAGTCCCAAAGTAAAAAAATGGAACTCGGAAGAGATAGTAGTTCCTTATAAATGTAAAACAGATAATAAACTCCATCGTTACTATGTGGATTTATTAGTAGAGTTAGAAAACAAAGAAATTATTTTAGTAGAAATTAAACCTAAAAAAGAAACAAAACCACCTAAAAATCCCAAAAGAAAAACTAAAAGATATGTTAATGAAGTAATGACATATATTAAAAATACTTCTAAGTGGGAGGCCGCTAAACAATACGCGGACCACAAGGGATGGAAATTTCAAGTTTGGACAGAAGATACTTTATCTAATCTTGGTATCAAACTTCTGAAAGGATAGTATAAATACTTATATGGCGTCTTTATTCGATACATTACAGGCAAACGCACAAAGGGCTGGGATTACCGCGAGAACTCGTGCGTCCAAGAAGTGGTTTCAAAAGAATATTGAGAAACTAAAAAAACCTTCTAGGTCGGCGTTACTAAAGGACCCTGCACTTGATCCTGTAAGTAAAGAGTATAGGGGAAATATGTATATGTATATTTACGACCCTAAAGGAAAAACAGAATTACCTTATTACGATAGATTTCCATTAACTATTATGATTGAAGGATATAAAGATGGATTTTTAGGATTAAATTTACATTACTTACGACCAGATATTAGGGCCAAATTTTTAGAAGAGTTAATGAGATTAGCGCCTGGTAATGTAAGAGAGAACACAAGATTATTAAAGGCCAAATATAGTTTATTACAATCAACAAGGAAGTTTAAAGAATTTAGACCCTGTATAAAAAGATATTTAGGGACTCAAATTAGGTCTCGATTAGTAAGAGTTCCCATGACAGAATGGGAAATCGCAATCTTTCTACCAACTGAACAGTTTGTGAAACAACAAAAAGGTGCGATTTGGAATGAAAGTATTAGAATCGCGAGAAAAACATAATGGCCAGTATAGATAAATTAAAATCAACAATCACATCTCGTGGAGGAATGGCACGAAAGAATAGATATAACGTATTTTTTACTCCTCCTACTATGTCACTATTAAATATAAACCCACAGGCGATTTTATCTAATGTGTTGTCTGGTCAGGGAGTTAGTGTTGGAACTTTAATAAATGATCCTAGAGATATATCACTACTATGTGATTCAGTACAGTTACCGAGTAGAACAGTATCTACTATGGAATATCAAGACCAATTTCAAGTTATAAAAATGCCCTATACCTTCGCTGATGGTGAAGTTACTATAGGTTTCTTACTAACCAAAGATTATTATATGAAAAATTTATTTGATAATTGGATGGATAGTATTATAAACGCACCTGATGAAGAGGGTAACTCGGTCCCTTATCAGTTGGGATATAAAACCGATTACTCAACGGATATAATTATTCAACAGTTAGATGAACAAGATATACCCGTTTATGGAGTTAAGTTAATAAATGCGTTCCCTACCTCTATCGGCCAAATAGATTTAGGGAACCAAAGCGAAAATGAATTTTCCAAAGTAGATGTTACTTTTGGATATGATAAATATGAAGTAGAAGGACCATTAAGTAGTACTATATCGCAACTTACTTCTGGACTTTCTATATTTGGATAATATTATAGGAGAATAATTATGGGATTACCCCAAGTGAATGCGTCCAAGTACGAGGCGATTATACCAAGTACTGGACAGAAAATAGAGTTTAGACCCTTTTTAGTTAAAGAAGAAAAACTCCTTATGGTAGCTTTAGAATCAAAAGATAATAAACTTATCGTAAGAACTATGAAAGATGTATTAAATTCGTGTATCTATACAGATGTCGATATTAATACTTTTACTACTTTCGATTTGGAAGAGCTCTTTTTAAGACTTCGATCCAAATCAGTGGGAGAGAAAGTAGAACTAAAATTAAAATGTGAAGAATGTAATTATGAAAACCCACAAACAGTTAATCTTGATGAATTAAACGTTGAGGTTAATCGAGAAAGAAATAATGTTATTATGATTAATGACGAAGTTGGTATTGAGTTTAAATATCCATCTTTAACTGATTTAGAAAATCTTGATTCATCTGATGGAAAAGATACGAAAGAACAACTTCAAGTCATGAGTCATTTAATTATTAAGAGTATTAAAAGTATTTTTGATAATGATAATGTTTATCCGGCAGTCGACCAAACAGACGAAGAGTTGGAAAACTTTATTGATACTTTAAATTCTGGACAGTTTAAGGAGATTACAGACTGGTTAAGTAATATGCCTGGACTAGTCCATAACATAGAATATAAGTGTAATAAATGTGGACACGAGAATAATCTGGAGTTAAGAGGTCTCCAAAGTTTTTTTACTTAGGCCTTTCACATGATAATCTCGTAAACCATTATAAAACTAATTTCGCGATGATGCAGAATCACGGATATAGTTTAACGGAATTAGATAATATGTTACCATGGGAAAGAGAAATATATGTCGCCCTACTAATAGAACATATAAAAGAAGAGAACGAGCGCAATAAGGCTCAACAGTCAAAAAATAGAGGATAAAAAAATGGCAGAAGATAACGCAAGAAATGAAGTTGAATTAGACCTAGAAAAATATGATAGTCTAATTAATAGTCTTCACGATAAAGA